CAAGCGCTGATGTAGCAGCTCCAACAGAACCAGTAGTCCAAGTTTTCATTTTTCTATTGTCTGTTTGAGAAGCTCTATATCTAACGTGTAAGAATGGTCTCTTCATGTTTTTACCCATGTTTTGATCATATACAGTAGATACACCAGCTGGTATCATAACACCTCTGATAGCGCTAGCGCCAGCAACAGCATTAATACCTCCTCTTGTAGCTAAATCATTTAAGTATCTGAAATCAGATTTATAGAAGTCATAAGAACCTCTTCTAAATCCTGAGAAACCTAAGTTTAATGCCATATCTTCGTCGTTGTCAAATACTCCGTAAGAAGTACCACCAGCTCCGTAAGAATTCATTGAAGCTAACATATCGTCCATCGCTAGAGACGTAGCTCTATTTACGAACATCATGTATTCTTCAATAGCACCTTGCTTATCGAACTCAGCTAATATAGCGTCAAACTCAGCTAAATCAGTAGCAGCGTTAACACCAGTTACACCTGAAGTTAAGTTACCTCTTGCTTCGATAGCAGCAAATAAACCTTCTGTACCTGTAGCAGCACCATCTGTTTGGTGAACAGCTAAATCAGCGTCATTAGTTCCAGATGCTCTAACACCTTCAATCATTGACATCTCTAAGTAGTCAGTAAATCTAGCTCTTGTATCAGCTTCAGCTTTTAAGTACCATAAGTAACCTGATTGCCCAGCTTCAGTAGAAACTTCAACCCAACCGATTCTAGATGTATCAGATCCTGATACTTCGTAGTAATCTTTTAATATAATTGGTTTGTTAGTAAAAGTTTGAAACTTTGGCTCGTTAGCACCTCTTGATTCAGTTGAAGCAGCTTGAGAACCACCAGCATCAGCTAGTGCTCCAGGGTAAGATACTCCTTTCTTAAATTCAGAACCGTAAACTAATACAGTACAGTTATCAGTACCATTAGCTATAACAGAGTCATTCGCATCGTAAGGTACAACTTCAATATCAGGTGATGAAGAAGTAGCAACTTCAGTAACGATACCTTTAAATGTTTGACCAGTTCCACCAGCTACAATAACAGTATCGTTAAGTCTAATACCGTGATTGAAACCTGGATCTTGACCGTCCATGTCAGTTAATATTTCTATTTTACAACCTAATGAACCACTGATACCAGCGTCATGGTCTAGCATAGAACACTTATAAGATAAGTGTAATCTACCTTGTTCAGACCAAACAACTTGATCAGAGGTCATAGCTTCTTCCGCTCCAACTTTAGATAAAAAACCTGAAATAGTTCTTGGTCCGAATACTTCAGCTTCTTTTTCCATTAAGTCAGGCAGGTATTGTTGAGCCCACGTTGTATCAGTAGAGCCCGTAAAGTCTAAATAATTCGTATTTAGTGTTTGCTTTTGTGGAGCAGGTACACTATTTAACGAACCTCCTGCAGTAATTGCCATAATGTTTAAATTTTAATTGTTATTAATTTCTTTTATTACTTCTTATTTTAAAAGATCTATTTTTAATATCAACTGAAGAGTCACCTAAAACTTTATATTTAACACCACCAACATTTGTCTCACCATGAGTTTGTCTAGGATTAGTATTAATGTTTTTATCTTTTGCTATAGTATTTTTAATTGCATCAGCTTTACCTTGCTCATAAAAATGTTTAGCAATAGCATCAGCATTCATAGCGGTAAATAATGATTTGTGATAACCCATAGCATCTTCAATAGTTTTATTATCTTCGCCAACAAACTTGTTTACGAAATTATTGAGATCACTTTGAGTATTCTTAATCTTGTCAACATCTTTAACATTAAATCTATATTTTTTATCGCCAACATTGTATTCAAAACCTTTGAATTTGTCATTAAATAAATTATTAGTTTTATTTAAAAATGTTTTTTTACTAGCTTCAGATATCTTCTTTTGACTTTCTTGATCTTCATTGTATTTATTGAAAAAATTAATTGCTTCCTGTTGTTCAGGCGTCAACTTTGACCCAGCTTTGATTTCTTCATAGTACTTAGACTTTTGCCCGTCTAAATAGGCTTTAGCCTCGGCAACTTGCTCTTTGAGGGCTATTTTCTTTTTACGTATTTCTCTTTCATCATCAACATCTTCGTTAATACCAAAAGTATCTTCTAGTAAAAAACCTCTTTCTTCTGCTGATAAATGAGACTTTGTTGTTCTATAGTATTCATCTAATATATCTGAATCGTCCATATTAGATATATCTCTATTTAAATTAACGTAGTCTTGTAAGTCTCCACCAGTTTCGTTCATAAACTCTACAACCTTTTGTATGTTTTCAGGTAAAGGCTCTCCAGTTTGCTCGGCTTCAGCTACAGCTTCCTCAATTATTTCTTCTGCTTGTTCTACTGTCTGTGGTTCTTCTTCTTCTGTTACTTCTTCAATAACAACCTCTGGTTGCTCTGCTTCAGTCTCACTAACTGGTTCTACGTTTTTTTCTTCTTGTTCAACAACCTCTTCTTTTTGTTCTGTTTGTTGAGGTGGTGAATCTAAATCTACTTTAAAAACACTATCATCTCCGGCGCTATCAAATTTAGTTTCATCTATAACGCTTTCAACTTCTTGTTCTAAAGATTCATCGTTTTGTTCTTCAGTTGTTTCTTCAACAACCTCTTCATTTTGTTCTATCATAATAAAATTTTATAAAATATTAAAAATTAAAAGATTACATTTCTGTAGTCTCGGCAATATTATCATTACCTGTTGATTGGAATTCTTTAAGTGGAATACCCCCACTTTTTCTATCAATCATTTGTTTTTGATGAGCAGCTTGTAAATCAACTCTATCATCTCTTCTATCTTCTCTTACACTTTCAAGTTGTACTAAACTATTTTGCTTCATCATTTCTAATTTAGTTTGTAACTCATATTCATAAGCCATTAATTGTTTTTTAGATAATGTTTCAGCTTGTAAATATTGTGTCTTTAATTGATTTTTAGTTTGTTCTAATTGAGCTTCAGCTTGAGCTAAACCTTGTTTCTTTTGTACTTCAGCTTGCGCTGCTGCTTGTTGTGCTTGCTGATTAGCTTGAGACTGAGCTTGTATATTTTGTTGTTGCATTTGTTGTTCTCTTTGCTGCTTCTTTTTTCTTTTTACTTTAAGCATTTGATTAGCTAATTTTACGTTTCTAATATTACGTAAATCAATAGCATCATCTAAATCAATACTACCTTGCTGTAAAGATACTTGTATATTGTTTTCAAGCATTTGTTTTTCTTCATCATCAGGCATTAGTTCTATAAATATGCCAAAGTCATGCAAGTGTAAATTCTTCATCTCATCTAACGTAGCTACATTATGAGCACCTAATGCTCTTATAAAAGCATCTTTTGTTGGTGAGTACTCTATTATATCTGCTATTCGTAATGATAAACACTCAGCTACTTCAGCTGTTATGTATAACATTGATTGTAGTATATGCCTTGTTGCTGTATTAGAATTAGCGGCTGCCATTTTTTGAACACCAACTAAAGCATTACGATCAGGCGTGCTAGCATCTCTTGCTTCATTTAAGCCGGTTACATCCCTTATCATTTGTAGATAATAATTGTAAGTAGTAATTAAACTTTGTAACTTACCACTATTAACACCATTGTTTATTTGTTGTATAGGTACTTTACCAGGATTCATGTCTCCTTCTGATGTAAAGCTTCTACCTATAACACTACCTGTTTGGAAGAACATGTTTAAAGCTTCTTGTGGATTATAGTTTGTTCCGTTACCTAAATCTATTTCAGCTAAACCATCAGCGTCCATATATACACCATCTGGTACCATACGCGCCATTACTTGTTGTAACTTTAAATGAGTTAACTGAATCATATCAGCAAAACTAGTTATTCTACCAACTAAAGACTCAACTCTTCCTTCGTATATTCTAGGTGCTACAATTTGATAATTCATTTTAACTTTGTTAAAATCAGAATCAGTTCTCATCATGTTATCACACATCTTCCAAGAAAGAAGTTTATCAGCACCTATTACATAAACACCTTCATATAAAGTCTCTACAACTCTTTCTAATCTTTCAAAGTTCCCATCCATACTTTGTACTGGAGGATTAAACGAATCATCTTTTTCTATTATTTTTTCTGCACCACTACCTAATTTTTTTAGTTTATAAACATTGTTCATGTAAGTTTTATAATTAAAATACAAAACTTGAACTTTGTTTTTATCATAGTTAGTTATATAATCCATTGGATAAGCTTTCCTATCAACTAATTCTTTTATTTCTTCTTCTGATAAATCAGGAAATTGTTTAACTAACTCATTTATAGGTATTTCTTTTACTTCACCTACGTAATATATATCATCGAAATAAGGAGATTCAGTATGTGAATATATTAAGTCTGCTGGATCTACATATTCTGCTTTAGCTCCATTACTAAAATCAAATGTAGTTTTTGTAGCACCAATACCTAATACAGTTAAATCATATAAACATCTTCTTCTTACTAAATCATAATCACTACCTTCTAATAAAACATTTAAAGCTTGTTCTTCAGCTAATTCAACAGCTTGTTTGTAATCTAGCTGCATATGCAATTGTAGCTCTTCTTCTGAATCTGGTAATTTTTCAGGATCATTCTCTTTCATATCTATGTCATACTGCTGTTGAACCATAGCATCAAAGTTTTTAGCCCTCATATCTGTCAACAACGACTCCATATATTCAGTACGTTTACTAACTCCGTATTCATCTTGTGAGAAACAATTTATTTGATAACTTCTTTGAGCCATACCATTGACCACGATATCAACAAACTTAGGTATAATAGGTACAGGTTTCCAGTCTAAATTAAGATATGACAAATCACCATTTATAGATAATTCATTTTTGTATTTTTGTATAGGTTGTTCTCCTCTTGCGTATAATCTTAATGTATGAAAATTATTTTTATGGCTATTATATTTAGATGTTGCACCAGAAAACCACTCATGTCTTATTGCCTTAGCTACTTTTAGACCGTATTCTTTGCTAAGCTTTTCTAAATCGCTAACTGCTTGTGATGGAAAATTTACTGAATGTTGTGATCTCATATTTTATTTTTAATTATCTGTGATGAAAATCCTTTGTTATTATATTTTGATATCCTTAAATTTAAAGGTTGTTTTTTATGCTCAGGATTAGGTCTATACAAATGTCTATTACAAGCCATTATTGCTAAACCTGAACTTATTGAGGCATCATGCTTAGTTCTTTTATTTATATCAAACTTAGACCAATCATTTAAAGTTTCATTAAAATACATTGTACCATAAGTACCGTCTTGTAATAAACCAACGTGGTCGTTGATATACATTTCAATAGCAGCAGCGTGAGCCTGCTTTATATCTTCGCTAGAGTTTGGTATTCCACCAACTTCTTTTTCTGCTATTGATAGTTTATTCCAAACTTTATCAGGTCTGTTCATACTAAAACCTCTATATCCTCTTCTTCTTAAATAGTATAATAACCTTGGTTTGTTATTCTCAGCAAGTAGTGGCATGCCATAAAAAACTAATGACATTAAAACATCTTCAAAAAATATTTCAGCTGTTTGTGGTCTTGCTATATATTCAAGGAAAAAAGTGTTTGCTGGTGCGTCTTCCATT